AGCCCGGCACCGCTACACTGCATTTCGTGGGGAGCGACGCGACCGCAAGCTTGCGCGCGGATTGGGCCTATCTGTCCGTGGACGGGTCCACGGTCCAGCAGCGGCCAACGGAAGTGACCACACTGGCTGCGTTGATCGCCGAGCATGGCGTGCCGGCGTTGTGCAAGATCGATGTCGAAGGCTTCGAGCTTGAGGTTTTGAAGGGCCTTGATCGACCATTGCCGTTGGTGACGTTCGAGTATCATCTAAGCGAGCGCGATTTGCTAGGGGCCTGCCTTCACCGGCTGGCCGAGCTGGGACCGATTGAAGTGAATGCGAACACTATGGATAGCGGGGATCTGACCTTCCCGCGCTGGCTGAGCGTTGTCGAATTCCTCGCCGCGGATATTCCGGCAGAGGCGGATTGCTGGGTGCGCGTCACGGGCTGAGATCCGCTCGATTCAAGCCCTGCCGCCCCTCCCCTAAACCCCGCCAATGCCCTCGGCGGTCTCCATCTGCAATGAAGCGCTGGCCGATATTGCGGCCGATCCCATCGCGTCCATGGATGAGGAAAGCGTAGCGGCGACCGAATGCCGCCGCTCCTTCGATAACGTCGTGAGCGATTTGCTGGAACGCAGCGATTGGGGCTTCAAGGTTCGACGCATCTCAGGCTCAGCTCTGACCAACGATCGCGTTTCCGAATGGAACTACGCCTATTCCAAGCCCGCGCTGGCCTCACGGGTGCTGCGGGTGCTGCCTGCCTCAGATGACAGCTGCCCCGAGTGGGGCGTCTATTCGACCCCGATCTGGGACATGTACGGCACGATCCCGTTCTACGAGGTTGGCGGCACGATCTACACAAATGTCGAAGATGCGGTGATCGAGTACAGCGTCGCGACAGTCGACGTGAGCGTCTTCCCCTCCCTCTTCCGCCGCGCCGTCGCCGTCGAGCTCGCCGCCCGCATTGCCTACCCGATCAAGAAAGACCGGCAGCTTCGCGGCGACATGATCCAACTGTCCGAGATCGCGACTGCGCGCGCCATCGCCGACGACCAGAACCGTAACCCACGGCGACAGGATTTCGTGAGCCAAGCGGAGTTGGCCCGCAACGGGATCGCCTGCTGATGGGCGTCCCCCAGATCAATTTCGCCAAGGGCGAGGTTGCCGAAGAGCTTCGTGCGCGCTTCGATGTCCAGGCATATCCGTCCTCTGTTCGCCGCGCCCGCAACGTTCGCGTCAAGAAATACGGCGGGCTAGAGAAACGGCCCGGCACGCGGTTTGTCGCAGAGGTCTATGACGACAGCGCACCAGTCCGGCTCGCCCCCTTCCAGTTCTCGCTGACCCAGACCTACGCACTGGAGTGGGGTCAGGGCTATATGCGCGTCGCCAGCAATGGCGGCATGGTGCTGAACGAGGAGCTAGCGGTCACGGGGCTGAGCAGCGCCAACCCGGTCACGGTAACGGCTGCTTACCACGGCTACAGCGCGGGCGATCAGGTCTATTTCTCCGGGCAGGTCGGTGCATGGGAGGTGCTCAACGGGCGCTTCTTCGACGTCATCGCGTCGACCGGGACAGACACTTTCACGATCGATTTCAACGGGTCGGGCTTCGCGGCGTGGACCGCATCGACCGGGGGCATCACGCGCGTTGGCGCACCCGATCCAGATCCGACACCTCCTGTTGTCCCGCCACCGGTGGACCCGCCCGAGCCGCCCGTGGTCGGCGGCGGCGGTCGCTGCGTCGCAGACGACACGATGATCCTGATGGCGAATCGCTCGCTCATAATGGCGCGCGATCTTGTCGTCGGCGACATGGTGCGCACGAAGCACGAAGAGACACTCCGCTGGGGCAGCTACCGCGTCTCGGGCATTTCGTTTGCCGAGCGCGCGGTGTGGCGTGTCAATGTCGATGGCCGCGAACTCGTTGCCTCGACGGGGCACCGAGTGATGATTGACGGCAAGTGGCTCGCGATCGACACGATTGGCAACCCTGCCGGCACCGCTACCGTTGCGATGATCACGGTCGACGATGCGCATACCTATGTCTCCAACGGCATCCTCTCGCACAACATCAAGCAGTACGACCCCGAGGAGCCCGTCTAATGGGCGTCGCGCGCGTCTATCGGGTCGGCACCCCCTATAACGGCATCGAGCTCGCTGAGATCGATTTCGAGCAGACCGCCGACGTCATGTACTTGGCGCATATCGATCACGCGCCGACGAAGCTGCTGCGCTACGGACATGATCATTGGGAGTTCGCAACCGTCACCTTCGGGCCGACGATCGCGGCGCCGACGGGGGTATCGGCAACGCCCTCCACGCCGAACACGACCGACGCCTATTACAAGAATGCGACCTATGTCGTTACCGCCGTGTCGGACGCGACTGGGCAGGAATCGCGCGCGTCCGCGCCCGACACTGCCAGCAACGACCTATCCCTTCGCGGCAATAGCAATTCCATCGGGTGGGCGGCGGTGACGGGTGCCGATCGCTACAACGTCTACAAGTCCGACAATACCCAGTCCTACGGCTATATCGGGCAGACCGAGGCCCTGACCTTCGTCGACGACAATATCGGGCCCGAGCTTACCAACGGCCCTCCCGGCGCGCAGAACCCGTTCGCGGCGGCCGGCGATTATCCGTCGACCGTGACGTTCTTCGAACAGAGGCTGATCTTCGCGCGCACGAACAACCGCCCGAACGCAATCTATGGGTCGCAGTCCGGTGATTTCGAGAACTTCGACACGTCGCAACCGCTCAAGGATAGCGACGCGTTCTCCCTCGGGCTCGTCGCCGGACGGGTCAACGCGGTCAATCAGCTCGCATCGGTGAGCAACCTTCTAGCCCTCACCTCGGACAGCATCTTCAAGATCGATGGGGCGAATGAGGATGGCTATCTCACGCCGTCACAGGTCCGCGGTCGCCGGCAGATCGGTCGCGGGTCCTCGCGTCTCGGTCCGCTCGTCATCGATAACGTGACCTTCTACCGCCCGAGCACGGGCTCGAGCATCCGCACGCTGGGCTACAGCTTCGAGCTCGACGGCTTCCAATCCAGTGACGTGTCGATCTTCAGCCCGCATTTCTTCCGGGATTTCGAGGTCGTGTCGTGGGCCTATTGCCAAGAGCCGGACTCGCTGATCTGGGTCGTGCGCGACGACGGTAAGCTTCTGTGCTTCACATGGGAGCAGGAGCAACAGGTCTGGGGCTGGACGCTCTGCGAGACAGACGGCCTGGTCGAAAGCGTTTGCGCTATCTCGGAGGCGGGCGAGGACCGTCTGTATCTCACAGTGCGGCGCACGATCGCCGGGGGTGAGCGCCTGTTCGTCGAGCGCATGGCGTCCACCAAATGGAGCGATGTCACACGGTCCTGCTTCCTCGATTGCGCGGTCAGCTTCTTCCTTGAGGAGCCGGCAACCGTATTCTCCGGGCTGTGGCACCTTGAGGGAGAAACCGTCTGGGCGCTCGCTGACGGTGCTGTGGTCAAGAACCTCGTCGTTGCCGACGGGGAAGTCACCATGCCTTTGACGCAAGGCGCGTCCTCGAATGTGACGATCGGCCTGCCCTATAGCGCGCTGATCGAGACGAACCCGCTGATCGTCAACGGCGGCGCCAATGCCGGGAAGACGCAGCAATTGGGTGAGGCTGTGGTGCAGTTGATCAACTCCGCCGCGCCCAAGGTGGGTCCGAGCGAGGACAAGCTCTATCAGATCAAGTCTCGTCGCGTGGAAGCATATGGCGAGCCGGATGAATTGCTCAATGGGCAATATCGCTTCGACAACGCGAACCATGTGTCGGGGCAGACCTCAATCATCATCACGCAGGATTTGCCGCTCCCGCTTTACGTGACCGCAGCCTTCCTTGAGCCGAAGGTCGGGAACCCTGGTTGAGATCGTCCCGGCAACCCCAGCTCATGTCGGCCGGATCGCGAACCGCGTGCGCACGATTGACCGGATCGAGTGCGAGGCTTTCGGGCTGGGCGCGAAGCAAGCACTTCGCCGGGGGCTGATCGAATCCGAATTCGCATGGACGGCGCTGGTCGACGGCAAACCGGAGGCGATGTTCGGCGTCGTGACGGTCAGCGCGATCGAGGGACTTGGGCGTCCGTGGTTCCTAGGGACGGATGAGGTTTATCGTCGCGGCCGGGACATGCTGCGCATCGGCGAGCAGGCAGTTGCGGCGATGCTCGATTCAAGCCCGCACCTCGCCAACCTAGTGTCTGCCGGCAATGGCCGCGCGATCCGGCTCCTGGAGCGCTGGGGCTTCACGGTCGAAGAGGAAAGCCAGTTGATCAGCGGCACACCTTTCCGCGCATTCTGGATCGAGCGCTGATGTGCAATCCAGCAGTCTTGATTGTCGCCGCGACTGCCGTGGCAGCTGCCGGTCAGGGCGTCTCGGCCATGTCTGCCGCATCCGCCTCGCGCTACGAAGCGAAGATCGCAGACCGCAACGCCTCGCTTGAGCGGGAATCAGCACGCAACGCTGCCGACAATGGCGCGATCGAGGCGCAACGCCAGTACCGCAAGCTTGCCGGGCTTCAGGGCCAGCAGCAGGCAGCGATGGCAGCGAACGGTGTGGACCTCGGCTTCGGCTCCGCGCTTCAGGTCCAGCGCGATACCGCAGCGATGGGCGCGGAGGACGTGAAGTCTATCTACGACCAGACCGCGCAGGAGGTTCGGGGCTTCGACATTAACGCCAGCAACTACAAGGCGAAGGCCATCGCGGCTCGGCAGCAGGCCAAGGGCGCGATGATCAAGGGCGCGTTCGATGTCGGCTCCACGATCCTTTCCGGTGCAACCCAGTATTCGAAGTATAAGGCGGGGGCCGGCTGATGCCGCGGGTTCGGCAATACGAACAAAACACGGTCGCACCAGCCCGCACGACCAATGCGCGGTTTGCGGCTCCTGATGGTGGCGGCGCAGCGGCGGGCCTTGGCGCTGGATTGCAGCGGCTAGGTGGAGCCCTGTACGACCGCGCCGCGGTGCAGGACCAGATCGACCAGCAGCTCGACGACGCCGGGGCCAAGGCAATCGACAACTGGCTCGTCCCGGAGGCGGCGAAGGTCAGGGCGCAATTCCTCTCCCAGCAGGGGTTGAACGCAGGCGTCGCGCGCACCAGCACGGAAGACGCACTGAAGAAGCTTCGCGCCGACGCGATAGCCCGCGCGACCACGCCGCGCATGAAGCGCATGGCGAGCGAAGTCGCCGATCAACGCTACGCTGGCTGGCTTGGCGAGCTCGACGGGCACGTTGCCGACCAGACCCGCAAGGCCGTCGATGTTCAGACCCTTGGTCGAATCGAGACGTCGCGCGAGGAGGCGATTGCCACGACGGACCCCGCCGCCCGTCTCGCCAATATCGCGACGATGAACGGTGAAATCGATCACCGCGCCGCAACGCTTGGACTGGGCGAAGACTGGGCGAAGACTGAGAAGTTCAAGAGCGAGAGCGATGTTCACGCGTCGATCGCCACCAACCTGCTGATTGCGGAGGATATCGACGGGGCGGTCAAGTATCTCGACGAGAACAAGGACCGGATCGCCGGCAACGATGAAACCCGGCTGCGCGCGATGCTCAAGGATCCGCTCGAGCGTCGTGATACCGATGCCTATGTCGATCGCCATATGGGGATCGACACCCGCGAAGGATCGTCGTTCTCCTATTCCGATCCGCTCCACGGCGCGGGTACTGGCGTTTCTGACAACTTCAACGAGCACAAGGCGCGGGGTAGCGCTGGCGTGGACTTCACCGGGAAGGTCGGCACCCCGATCCATCCGATGGGGCCGGGCAAGGTCAAGCAGGTCAGCAGCGATGCGAGGTCGGGCAACTTCGTAATCATCGAGCACCCCGACGGCACGACCTCTTCCTATTCCCACATGAACGGGGCCAAGGTTAAGGCCGGCGATGTGGTGACGCCTGACACCGTGCTCGGCGGCATCGGCATGACGGGCCGCACCTCGGGTCCGCACGTCCACGTCCGCGTAAAGAAGGACGGCAAGGACATCGATCCACAGAGCGTCGTCGGACGGGTGGAGCAGGGGCCGCGCCGCCACGATCTGAGCGCATTGCTGGGCGCGGTCGACAAGGATCCGAACCTCACCCCGGAACAGCGTGACCGCTACAAGGGTGAGATCGAGCGCCGAGTCTCGCGGGACGAACAGTTGCAGGCCCGCGTCGAGCAGGATGCCGAACGCAAGGCGCTGGAGAGCGTGGCGGGTCTCGGAGATGGCGGCTTCACCAGCATGGACCAGTTGCCGGCGAATGTTCGCGGCTCACTGTCTCCCTCCTCGCGCCTGCAGCTTATGAACATGGCGGAAGGTAACCGCCGCGAGCGAGCCCGCGCAGCCGAGGCAATGAACGTTTACAGCGCCATGACGGCGGGTGGTGCGAACCCATTCGACGAGCGCCAACGCGACGCAGCCGACGCAGCATTCAAGGCCAAGGGCGGAACCATGCAGGCCGCGCTGTCCGTGTGGCAGGAGAGCGGTGTTCTTCCGCGTGCTGGCGCGATCGGCCTTCGTGGCGGTCTGGTCTCAACGGACCCTGCACAAGTCCGTGCCGCGGCGAATGTCGCGGGCAACATGCTTCGCCGCAACCCGAACGCCTTTGCTGGCGTCGCAGGTAGCGAGGATATCGAGAAGTCCGCCCTCGCCTTCAACCACTATGTCTATGATCTGGGCATGCCCCCGCAGCAGGCAGCGCAGCGGGTGGCGCAGGAGAACACCCCCGAGTTCAAGACCAAGGTAAAGTTCGGTCAGGCCGAGCTCGACAATTACCGTCGGCAGGTACGCAAGGAAGGGTCAGCCTTCGCCGAGCAGCTGATTGGCGGCAAGTTCCAGAACCGCGTTGAAGCACAGGAGGCAGAGACCAGCTATGTCGAGATGACCATCGAAAATCTGCGGGACGGTCGCGATCTGGCGACGGCGCGATCGATGGCCGCGGCCCAGTTGAAGAAGATCTATGGTGCCTCCCAATTCGGCACGATCCGCAAATACGCCGCCGAACTCGCCTATCCCCCGCTCGGCGGATCGCACAACTATGTCTATGATGATGCCCGCAAGACCGTGAAGGCGGAAACCGGCATCGATAGCAAGCACGTCCGCCTGGTGCCGATTCCCGGCGTGACCGACGAAGACATCCGGACAGGGCGACCCGCCCGCTATCGTATCCTGTATCAGCAGGAGCAGAATGGGCAGACCATAGTCAACATGGTCCCCGGGTTCTTCGCTGCGGACGTCGGCGCAGCGGCTAAGACGGAGAGCAAGAAGCGGCGTGCGGCATTTGACGCCCAGCGCGCCCAGACCATTCGCGGTCAGGCGGCAGCACGTAGCGCCCCGCCGCTTGCCATCCCGACCAACCCCGGGGCTTTCTAGCCGTGCCGATCGTCACGCGCGAAGAGGACCCGCTGACGGCGCTCGCGACCGGCGAGTTGCCCACTGCGCGCGCCCCCGAGGAGCCGGGTGTCGGTGCGATCTTCGCCGCCGCCTTCCGGCAGAACAATCTGTTCGGCTCCTATGGCTCGATGCTGAGCAACTTCGCCGGCACCAGCAATCAGGCCGATGCCAGCTATAATGCCTGGGATGAGATCAAGGGCACCGAGTTCGAGGACAAATGGCAGTATTTCGCCACCTCCAATAACTCCGCCTACACCTCTGCCATGAAGGCCCAGCTCGAGCAGGAGGTCGCCGACCGCCGCACGCTGGAAGCTGGAGGCTGGACCGCGACACTGGCGAACTTCGGCGCGGCGGTGGTAGATCCGACTATCCTGATCCCCGTTGGTGGCGAGATCATCAAGGGTGCGCAGGGAGCGTACAAGTTCGCCGACGTGGCTTTGCGCTCGTCGCTTGCTGCCGGGCTCAGCACGACGGCGCAGGAGGCGGGCCTTCACGCCTCGCAGGAATTGCGGACAGCAAAGGAAAGCGCATACGCGATCGGTGGTGCGGTTGTGCTCGGCGGCCTGCTTGGCGGGGCTGTGTCGGCTGCGCTATCGAAGGCTGATCGGGCCGTGTCGCTGAAGGGGTATGACGCCCTACTCCCCGTCGAGGGAGGTGGTGGCTTGAGCTCCGCGCCAGCGCGCGCGTTCAGCATGGATGATCTGACCGTCGAAGGAACGGGCGGGCTGACCAAGGCCACGCAGTTCCTCAATCCCAATCTACGCCTTAACCAGAGCCCGAGCCCTTTGGTCAGGGAGGTGGCGCAGGGATTGGCCGAGAACACGCTGTATCAGGCTGGTCACGCCGAGGGCGTGACGGTCGGCGCCGCAGTGGAGCGCCTCGCCAAGATGTCCGCAGATTCCCGCATGGCGGGCGGCGTGAAGGAAATGCGCGAAATCTTCGGTGAGATGCGCAAGGTCGATCGATTGATGAGCTTCGATGACTTCTCCCAGGCCGTGGGGCGGGCGATGCGCAACGGGGATGAGGGCGAGAACGAGTTCGTCAATAAGGCCGCCAAGGCGTGGCGCGGAACTGTGGTCGAGCCGTTCTTTCAGGAGGGCAAGGCGACCGGGCTCTACGATGAGGGTGATGATGTCAGCTTCGCCAAGTCCTATTTCCCGCGCCAGTATCGGACCAAGGTGCTGATCGCGAAGGAACCGGAGATCAAGGCCGAGTGGTCGGGGTTCATGGAGCGCCGGATCATCGCCGACTATGAGAATGCCCGACAGCGCCTCAAGGATCAGGTCGATGAGATGGAGCTTGAGGCCCGCGATCTGAAGCTGACCCCAAAGCAGCGCGAGCAGGCGGCTATGTCGATCGAGACCGAGCGTCAGCGGCTCGCATCGGAAAGCCCGGAGCATGTCGACCGATTCACGCAAGTCGAGGAAGCGAAGGCCAGAGCCGATGCTGCGATTGCGGCTGGCGACAAGGCCGCTGCCAAAGCTGCGAAGGAAGAGGTCAAGAAGCTTCGGGCGAACGGCGGCAAGGAATACCGCTCTGTCGAGACGGCGCTAAAAAAGCTGTCCGGACGGGGCTCGCGCCTCACCGCCGACAAGGCGGGTGTGAAAGCCATGGCAGCCGACATCGCCGCTCGCCGCGCGCAGGCCATGCGCGAGTTCTTCGATACATGGGAAATCCGCAAGCTCGGCGAAAACATCGACCCCTTCGACCCCGGCGCTCTCCCCAACTTCAAGGAACTGGCGAAGGAAACGATCGACGAGGTGTACGAGAAGCTGACGGGCCGCGATTACGGCGCCAGTTCCAGCGTCGCGCCCGAATACATGACGCCGATCGCGCGGGGCCCGGTCAAGGAACGAACGCTCCCGATCCCGGACTGGATGCTTCAGCAGCAAGGGGTTCTCGAAGACGACGTGCTTGATGTCATGCATCGCTACTCGCGCACGTTGGCGGCCGACGTAGAGCTCACCCGCAAGTTCGGGGACCCTCGTCTCGATGGCCCGCTGCAGAAGATCGCGGAGCAATATGCCGAGCTGCGCAAGGGCGTGACCGATCCAAAGCAACTCGCAGACATCCAGAAGCGCCAGAAGGCTGACCAGCGCGACCTTGAGGCGCTGCGCGATCTTATCCGTGGCACCTACAAGGCGAACGAGAACGGGACCAACTTCGCGCGCACCCTGCGCACGGTCGGCCACTTCAACTTCATCCGTCACATGGGCGGCGTCGTGATCTCAAGCTTCAGCGACCTGTTCAGGCCCGCGATGGTGATGGGCATGCGGTCGTTCATGGGGGACGGGATCGCCCCGCTACTTCGCAACTCGAAGGCGGTCGGCATGTCCGTTCACGAGGCGCAGCTTGCCGGCACCGTGGTTGAGCGCGCCCTCGCCCATCGTCTCACGACCATTACGGGCATCGCGGATCCGCTCGAGCGTGGCACACCGGTTGAGCGTTTCATGGCGAACCTGTCACGGGTCGGTGGCAAGTGGAGCGGACTCAACCTGTGGAATGACACGATGCAGTCGATCACGTCGGTGATGACGCAGAACAATATTCTCGGGGGTCGCTTCGGCACGCGCCAGCTCGCCTATCTCGGTATCGACGGCGACATGGCAATCCGCGTGAAGGCGCAATATGCGACGCACGGCGAGATGCTTGACGGCGTGCACGTCGCCAACACCGAGGCATGGGACGACCCTGATGCAATCCGCGCTTTCCGCGCGGCGGTCGGCAAGGAGGTCGATCGCGTGATCGTCAACCCCAGCGTGGGCGACGTCCCGCTATTCGCGCGCACGCCGCTCGGGCGGCTGATCTTCCAGTTCCGCAGCTTCATGATCGCCTCGCATGGCCGGGTGCTTCTCGCCGGCATGCAGGAGAACAAGGCGAACTTCGCGATGGGCGCGATTGCAATGACCTCCATGGGCATGCTCAGCGCCTATCTCGCGGCATGGCGTGGCGGGCGTGGTTCGTTTGATCGCTTTCAGGAGAAGGCGCAGAACCCGATGTATGTGGTTGGAGAAGGTCTAGACCGCTCCGGCATTTTCTCGCTCGCCTTCGACTTCTCCAACACCACCGAGAAGGTCGCGGGGCCGACCACAGGCTTCAGCTTCAACCCGCTGAAATATGCGATCAGCATGGGTGGCCGAGCCTTCGATCCGGATACCCCTGTAGAGGGCGAGAGCCAGCGATTTGCAACCAGAGGTCCTGCCGGCGCCGTGCTGGGGCCGAGCTTTGGTCTGTTGTTCGAGGACGTCCCGACTGCAGCACGCGGTGGCTTTGAAGTCGCGCGCGGCGGAGAGATGAACAAGGGGCAGCGGCGGGCAGCGACGAGCCTGATCCCCTTCAACAGCTTCCTCGGCATGCGTGAAGCTGTGCAGGCGTTGAACGGTGACTCGCCCTATCTCGAGCCCGCCGCCGCAAACTAGCGCGCCCGGTACTCATCCCCGCTGGCACAGTCCGCATATTTGCCATGCGGCTCGCAGCGAAAATTCTCCGGGCCGATGAGCACGATCTCCACCATGCACAACAGCGCCATGGCTGCGGCGCCGGCGACGAACCCCGGCAACGGGTGGT